GCTGGTTGGTTGTAAAAATATTCCCGCTCGGTAACTTTCTTTCAAAAAACATAATAAATCTATGAAATATTACCGAGCGGGAATTTTTAGCTAGACCACTTCACCCATTTATTGCAATCTAAACAATCCCACCGAAATTTGTGGGGTGGCTTCGCTTTACTCTTTTTTCCCTTTGAACTTTTACAATGAGAGCAGTGGAACTTGTACTTGGTGTTATCGGCATCATGCTTATGTGCAATATCTTTTCGTAAATTTACTGCATAACGATTTTGTGCATTTCTGCTAGCACCTTTGTACAAGTTTCACTCTCCGTTTTATTAAGAAGCTCTCTTACCGAAAACCTTTTCAGTCAACAGTTCCTTTTTTGAAGGAGCATCATTATCAATTTTGATTTTCTTGGGCTTCAACTCATCAGGTATGATATGCTCTAGATAAATGTTAAGCATACCATTCACCAACTTAACTTTACCAACCTGAACATTCTCAGCTAGAGTAAACTGGCGTCTAAATGCTCTGTCTGAAATACCCTTATGGATATATTTCTTATCCACACCATCTTTAACAAGATCATCAACAGTTTCTTGTTTACCATCGATAGTAAGAATAGCATTCTGTAGTTCAATGTCAATATCATCGACATTGAAACCAGCAACAGCCATCTCAATTAGATAAGTTTGCTCATCTAACTTACTGATGTTATAAGGTGGGTAATTGGAATGATTTTTATTTAGATTATTAATCTTATCAATTCTATCGAAGAGATTTTCGAAGCCGATAAGGTGCGGGAAAGTGTTCGCATTAAGCGAGAACGAAGTATACATATTGCCTCCTAAAATAGCAAGGTTGTCTTATGTGCCCCACAATGGCAGCACAGTACTAATATAAGCTATCACTGTTATAAAGTCAATAGCTTGCAGTTATTTATTTTTTACTCTCTTCCACTTACTTCCCATTATTATTTTAGTTTTAAAACGTCTAAACCAAGATACTTCTCTAGAGATTTTGACAACTAACAAGTTATCTCCGACTACATCCCATATCCATACGGTGTTATCTTTAGGTGGTCTAGCTACTGCCCCGTAAATGGGATCCCAAAATTGTTCCATAATATCTCATTTCAAAATTAATTTTTAGAACCAGATCGTCCTATGTTATATTTCGTCACAAGTTCCCACTCACTCTTTTCTTTATAAGGCAGTACCTTTATCTGGCTCAAGGGAGTTACTGGCTCTTTGGTCTTATCTGGAGTAGCAATCTTAATAAGACCCCATTCAGCCAATAGATTCACAATAGTGTTTCTGCGACCCTCGTCGCTATCCGAGAAATCTGTAGGCTTGCCATCAAGGGCAAATAGCTCCTTGAAGTGTACAATGTAATACTTACCCTGTTTATGTAAGATATGACAAGACTGATACAGAATCTTAGTCTTTCTGGAAGCGATGCCGATTCGTGTTAAAGTCTCCTTGACCTTAAGGAAATCGTCGGGTTCTTTTAATAGAACCTCTATTAATGAATCAATAGATAATTTCATTTCTTCAACCCACCCTTGTTCAATCGTCTTTTTATATCTTTAAGGTTTTCGGGGGATAGCAATGACAAAGCAACTTCAGCCTTTTTCTGGGAATAACCAAAGGCTTCTTTCACCATTTCAACGTCATTATTATCCTCTTTCTTCCACCATTTACTCATACGCTTCTTAGACCGTATAGTATTTATTAAATAATCATACTGTACTTTCTTGTCTAGCTGGTGGTAACGATTGACGAAGTTGGCTGATTCTACTGTATCTGCGAAGTAGGATAGACCCTTATTAACGACCCAAGGGGTATATTCCTTCTCGACTGTCTCAGGGGTCTCACTTCCTGCGAACAGATCCTTATGGGAATTGATGCTATTGATAAAGTCGAATGGATTGTATTGAGCCTTTACCTTATGATCTTCGACTACTGGCTCTTTAACATCACTCGCTTTAACCATGACCTTGAATACATCGGTCATTTGAACTCACAGTCACTCATGACTTGGGCAATGAACGCTGCTAGGTTGATCTCAGGATTAGCAACAAACGCTGCCTTATACTGATAGTCAGCTAGGTGTAGGATTAGATAGGGAATCGACTCCGGCTTGACAATCTCAGAGATATTATCATACATGTGACGGAATAAAGTAGCACTATCAAGATCAGAGTTTTCGCCCAACCACTTACGAGCTGCACTAAAGTTCTTATTCTTTAGAGCTTCAAGAAGAGCCTTATAAGAATCACCAGACAGACCGCCCAAAACACTTTGTCCGATGTTGCCAGTCGCAGAATGTCTTTGTAGTTCATTTAGTACCCTTCTCCAATCAGGAAAATACTTACCAATAACTTCAGCAACAACATCTTTCTCAAAGGGAACGTTTTCCTTCTGAAGAATATCCATTACTCGCTTCATGAACTGCATAGCAAGTGATGGCTTATCCTTCTTAGCAATCCTGAACTCAACAACTGAGCAACGAGAATGCAAAGGAGCGATAAGCTTGTTCTTATAGTTACAAGTAAGAATGAAACCACAGTTGCGACTAAACTCTTCCATGAAATTACGCAGAGAAGGTTGAGTGCTTTGCGGATTTAGATAGTCAGCTTCATCTAGGATGACATACTTGCGACCACCCTTAAAGGAAACACTTGATGCGAACTGAGAAATCTCACCACGCAGAGTATCAATGTTACCATTAAGTGATCCATTGATTACAATATAATCGCAATCAAGTTGTTCTAACATAGCACGTGCTACAGTAGTCTTACCTACACCAGCACCACCAGTCAGTAATAGATTAGGAATATTCTTCTGATCAACAAACTGCTGAAACGTTTTCTTTAGTTCATCAGGAAGAATACACTCATCAATAGTCTTGGGTCGGTATTTCTCCACCCACAGATAATCTTCTAACATAATATAACTCCATAATATCAAACGTAAAATTTCAATTCATCATTATGCGATAAACGTTCTCTGTTTTTTAACTTCTTTACAGTATCTTTAAAAAGATCAGTTGTTTTATCTTCCGGATAAATTTCTAAGACATCGTGAACTGTCCAATCATTCTTCATCATATTAATTCCTGAACACACTATCCAAGTATTCTCAAGAGTATAACCTTCAGATGGATTTATTTGATCTAATGAGGCTCTCCTTATACAATCCTTATCCCAAGATAATTCTTTACCACTTATTGCACACAATCCTTTTTGATGCTGCCACATCGCTGTAATTTGAAGCAAAGAAAGTAGGTGAGGAATCAATTTTCCCTTTTTCTTTGAACTGTTTTTTGCATTCTGCTTAGAAGCTTGATATAAACGTCTATTAATAAATCGAGTTTTATCAGCATACCAAGTTTCATTATTGTTTTTGTTATTTATACTTTTATTATTAAAATTATTAATAGCAGCTGCTTGCTCTCCCTCCGGCAAAGTAAAGATGTCTATAGGTATAGTCACAATATATCTCCATAATATAAAAGGGTGGGGAGGAGCCTAGTATAACCCCTCCCCTCAAATAAGTCAATTAGTTAAAAGTTGAAGTTGCCTCAGTGGCAATCCAATATGTAATCTTAGCAGAAGTGAACTTGGAGATACCCTTAGACGAAACGGATGCGTCATAGTCAGCGGGGATAAGCTTCAAGTTTTCATTCTTAAAGATTGCATTAAACACACGATCAGTCGTACCAATAGTTGCAACATAAGAGTCAGCTGTTGGGTTCTTGCTATCATACGCCTTCAGCGCGATAGTCGTACCATCACCAACCACAGCAATTTCAGGTAGCTGAAGAACATTACCAGCACGTTGAACCTTCTGAAGATCTTCGTTCTTTAGAGTAAAATTAACTTCAGCATCAGGGAATGTTACATCCTTAGAAGGAGGAGTAGCAAACGTCGAGGCATCAGCATAGGTATATACTAGCTTACGCGAGTTATCTAGGATGACTGCTTCCTTGTCATTCAAAGTCACTTCTGGCTTTTCAAACAAAGACATAACACCTAGGAAACGTGGCAGATCATAAATCGCGAAATCCTTATCAAAGCTTTCGTCAACTTCTGCCTTCGCCATAATAGTCTTTTGCGGAGAGATAGTACGAATTGTATTACCACTACGGAAAAGCATGCTAGAATTAATAGAGGAAAAATTCTTCAACACATCAAGAGTCACATCACTAAACTTCATTATATTATCTCCTTAAGATTTCTTACCAAGCTGGGACGGATCGGCTGTAGCGGCAGCACCAACAGATGCCAAGTCAGCAAGGGAACCGCCGAACACATAAGTTCCAACATGCTGTAATTGAATCCACGGGCATAACCATACCTGTAAACCAATATTTCGTGCCCACTGACAGAACATATAATCTTCTGACAGGTAGCGATTAGAGTATTCTTTACCATCTGCATCATGCATGGTATCATCAACATACTTCAACACATCTTCTTGCGAAGCATTAGGATTCTTATCATAGAACTTCCTAATGTCAGTACGAAGATGCGCATACTTGTTATCAATAAGAGCATCAAACAGACACATGATAAGACGCGAACCATCAAATGCTGCGGTGCGTACATGGTCAGGCTTGTATACTAGTTCAGGATATGCCTTACCCATCTTCTCTAGTGCTGACTTCTTAATCATCATAAACCCAGTGCCAGACTCTAGGATCTCAGCAGGTTCATCAATCTTAATTTCAGTCTTACCACCAGCAGGATTGAACACATAATCGCCAACATACTTCTCTAGGTTATTGACATTGTCATCAGCCATACCCTTATCAACAGCTAACTTAATCTTTTCCCAAGAGATACACTTCTTAGGATAAGGACCACATAGAATATCATATTCACTTTCATCGGACTGTAACGCAAGCATCGTGATTACGTCATTGGCATTGAAACCAATATCAGAGTCAATGAATAGTAGATGAGTGGCATCTGAACGCATAAACTCATCAACGCAATAGTTACGAGCGCGAGTGATTAGCGATTCATTAAAGAGATAGTAGTAACGAAGTTCAATGCCATACTTTACAGCAAGAGCAGATAGATCATTAGTGCTACGAGCAAACATGCCAGCACACATACCACCATACATAGGAGTGGCAATAAAGAGCTTACGCTTTCGTAGTTCTTCAACTGGTAGCTTGACTTCCATTATAAAATCACCTTTCTATTATTATAAACTCAACTTAGTTATTTATATCAGCGAACTCGAGGTATGGTGTTAATATTGAAAAACATACTATAACAATAACGACCCTTACCACTATAACTATGTTTGAATTCTGAATTAACACGTTTCACTTCATGCTCTGTACATCCAGGGAACAAAATAACTCTATTGTCATTAGGTTCAATATCTACTTGCTTTTTATTATCATAAGAGTAAACAGTTAAATCACCACCAGCAAACTTCTTTGGTTTCTTATGGAAATAAGCGAAAAAAGTAAAGGAAGAAATATCATGATGTCTAGCATAATAATCTCCATCTTCGTAATAAGATAAAAGATGACTAGCATAAATTTCTTCACTACCAATAATTTTAAAGAAAGGATTTACTTCATGCAGCTTCTTTAAGAATTTTTGACTTATTATAATTTCTCGTGTCAATCTAACTAAAGCTGATCTTTCAAGAATGTTTTTTGTATAATATTTCTCTAGATACAGTCCAGTTTTAGAAGTTAGAGTTTCTCCAATATTATTTGTTAATGCACCTAACGCACCACCAGAAGAAGAATTACTGGATTTCATTATAGCAGGACTTGTTAATGCTGTCAGCTCTGCATTTATTTCTTTTAGATTATCCTTGCTATAAAAATCATCTATAACAAGAACATCAACTTCTTCTAAATAATTAAATTTCATAATTAAATACCTTGCTCATCTCGATCTTCTAAATTATGCACATGTAACTGAATGATAGCGTAATGAATAACCTTTAGTAGATCACTGCGCCAATCTTCTCTGCTACCCTTACGCCCATAACGCTGGGCATACTTGAGAACATTCCCGATACAGAAACCAGTACCATGGCCACCATCAATGATAAACTCAGTAGCCTGATACTTGTTCTGTGAGTAATGCTGCCCATAGGTGGCATCAATGTATCTCTTAATTTCTTCTAGGGAATCGTCCTCATCGTATTTATATGCAACTTCCTCAACCTTCTTCATCATAACTCCATTGTATACTATACTGTTAAAATGTCAACCAAATGCTTTATATAATCCTATTAACCCTATGGCTAATACTGCGGTGTTGACCACTGTTTGGGGCGTGTTCTTAGCCCTGAATGCCCAAACTAGGAACAGGCTTGTACCTACAGCAAATGTTAAAATGTTGTAGGGATATACA